CGGTTGTCGAGAAGTACCTGGCAGGAACCGGCCGAATAGGTGTCCAGTTCGGAGGATCGGCCACGCGAGGTGGAGACTTCTCGGACGTGTTCGGTGATGTCGGTCCAGTTGATGGATGCGAGTGTGGAGCCGAGTGGGACTCGACCCGACCCTGCTGTCGTGGAGAAACCAACCTCGACTGTCAAAGCCATTCCGTCGAAGAGCAGCTCGGTCATAAACGCCAGCCTGGTCCGGAGCGGCGTTCATAGCTCGAGATGGCTTCGACGATGGTTTGGCCGATAGAGGCTTTGTCGGCGGTGGGGGAGACTGTGACGTTGATTGTCACATTGCCTCCGCCACTGCCACCCATGCTGCCGCCAGCGTTGGAGAGAAGTGCTTTGTTGGTGGAGAAGGCGTCAATGATTCGGCCGTAGCCGGAGGGGACGAACAGTTCTGGGCCTTTCTCGCCGACAAGGTATGGCATACCGGCGCCGACAGGACCACCACCGGCTCGAGGTTCGATGTAGTCGCTGGAGTATTGGAGGATCTCTGCCAAGCCCGGCGCGTTTTCATCGGCGCCGATAACTCGGAGGAACTCTCGAAACTTTCGGATTGCTTCTTCAGTTTCAATCCGAATCTTCACAACCGGATCTTGAGCAGCCACCACCAACAAGTCATAGGCCAGTCCTTGGAGATGCTTTCTGACTGGACTGTCTGGTGCGAGTGTCGCAGCGAGTTCGGCAAGTTTTCGGGACTGAACTAAGGCGGCTTCTCCGCTTGTGACGGATTCACCCTTCGCCAGTTTTTGAGCCACAACTAACTCAGCGAAAGTTTCCGCCTGGTCTTCCAAAGTTTTGATGAGGTCAAGTTCTTTTGTTCGGCGCTCATCGACTGTTAAACCACCATTGGCGAGAGCGTCGTTGTATTCCTTGACAGCCTTGCGGCTGTTGATTTCTGCTTCCTCGTTGCTGATTCTGGTGTCGTTGAGTTCTTTTGTGGACTTGATGAGTCCGTCGATTTGCTCTTTCGAGTTTGCGACTTCAGCAGCCAAATCCGCCTCGGCTGTGGCCTGATCTAAAGATTTGTTTTCGTTCAAACCCTTTTGAATGTTGAGTTGCCGGATGACTTCCTGTTGCTGGTTGTAGGCGTCGATGCTGTTGTAGAGAGTTTGAATGAGTCCGACGTCAGCGGATTCTGTTTCGATGAGGCGGAGGATAAGTTCGTTTTGTGCGCCTCCAGCCTCCTTGAGTGCCTTGATACGCTTTTCATATTGGATGCTCCCCTTGGCAAAGTCTCCTCGAGCCAAAGCCTCGGCGTCGGACTGGCTAATTAAGGCGTCTCGGTTGTCGTCAAGGACATCGGAGAACTGGGAGACTGTGATGCCGGCTTTGTTCAAATTGTCGATTTGGTTTTTGGATGCCAGGATGGCGCCGACGGTTGTTTGAGTGTTGGCCGTCATTGCCCCGGTGAGTTTGTCGAAGGTGGGGATGAGGGCGTCGATGTCTTTTTTCACTGCTGCTTGTTCGTCTTTGTAGTTCTTGTAAGCAATGCCGCCAACGATGGCGGCAGCTCCGACCGCCAAGACTGCCGGACCAAGAAGAGCCATTCCACCGGCAGCGGCGGCAGCGCCACCAGAAGCAGCACTGGTTGAAATGTTCATGGACGCTATGGCGCCTTGTGTGCTGATTGCTTTGACTGCCATGTCGGCGATAGCCGTTCCAGCGGTTTTCATTGCCGAGGTGGCAAGACTGAAAGACGAAACCAGTTTCGGTCCAATAAGTGCAATGCCGGTAAGGCCAATCAGACCGGTTTGGACTGGACCAGGAAGAGCGGTGAAAGCCTCCGCCACAAGGGTGACTGTTTTTTGAATTTCGGTGTAGACGGGAAGAAGCGACTTTCCAAGTCGCGCTGAGGCGTCTTCCATGGCTGCTGCTGCTCTTTGCTGCTGCCCTTGGGCTGTGTCCGCTTCCTTCCCAAACTGTCCTTGGGCAAACGTGGAGCGTTCCGTGATAAGTGCGAGAGTGGCTTGGCCTTTGGCGTATGCACTGACAGACGATTCGGAATCGGCCAAGCCCATCGAAACAGCTTTGGCACTGATCTCTGAAGCTTTGAGGGCGATACCGAAACGCTCGAGGGGATCGAACTCGCCTCGAAGAGCAGACCCCAAAGCCGAGACAGCGTCGTTGGTGTTGCCGCCAAGAGTGGCCGCCAAATCGGCGCCAGTCTTAGTCAGGAACACAGACTGTTTCGCTGCCTCTTCTGCTGAAAGCCCAGCACCCTTCAAAGAAGCGCCGAGGCGTGACGTCAGCGAACGAGCAGCGTTCTCCGACAGGCCGACTAGGTCGGCGGCGCCTTTTGCGAAGTCGTTGATGGGTCCGGCAGCTTCTTCGAAGACGGCTGCTGTTCCGCCGATTGACTGTTCCAGATCGCCGGCCGCTTTGACCAGTTTTTGAGCGCCGATAAGGACAACGCCTCCGAAGAGGGCGGTTCGGAGAATGTCGCCCGACTTTTTGGCGTTTTGTCCGAAACCGCTGAGTTTGCCTTCCGCTTTTTGAAGTTCTCGTTGGAGTTGTGCGGCGTCACCTACAACGGCGACCCTTACTTCACGTTTGTCACCGGCCATCGGTTTTCCTTACTCGTCCCAACGCTTAGCGTCCGGACCGTATTCGGCGGATTCTCGGCGTCTCGTTTGAACTTCGAACATAGCGTCGAGGTAGTGGTCGGGTTCCTCTAAAAGAACGGACATGGGGATACCCGAGTCAATCGCCAGCGCTGCTATAGCGAGGGTGAAGAACTCGGGTCCGTAGGGGTTTCTTCTTCTTCTTCTTCCGAAAGAATGTCAACCCCATCAACGGTTTCCATCCATTCGTCGAAGTCGGGAAGGTCGCTGCTGATTCGTTTTTCTGCACACCATCCGAAGAACCACAAATGTTCGGTGTAGATGCCGCCATCTGAGAACAGGTTAGAGACTGGCATTTTGAACTGTCGTTCGAATTTGACGGCGTCGACCTTGCGGCCTGGTGCTTCGACGAGGGTTCCGTCTTGGTGTGTGATTCGGTATTTTGCGAACATGGCGGGCTGTTCCTTTATCGGAGGGCGGATTGGACTGCTTTGTCGACTGCTTTGCCGGCGGCTTCGACGAGACGGTTTTGTGTCTCGAGGATGCCTGGGTAGACGTAGCGGCCTTTTTTAATGATAGGCCGGACGATGGTTTGGTTTCGTCCTGGTCCACGGTTTCTCAGAGATCCACCGAAGTCCAGCCATCCGAAGTATGGGGCTACGGATGATTTCCCACCGGCCAGAACGTAGAGAGTGTTGCCACCGGATCTAGCTTTCAAAGTGAACTGGGCGTAGCCGGAAATCTTGGGGACTCGCCTCATAATGGCGGGGAGGGTGTTGAGGATGATGGCGGATTTGAGGTCTTCGCGTAGGACCGGGACGAGGTCCGGATGTATCTTTCGAAGATACTTCCGAACCTCGGCCAGGTTGCTGACGTAGACCCCAGCCCCTACAGCCACTAGCCGTTCTTGGCGATAGTGCTAGCTGCGCGCCAGCTGCCCGAAACGGTGATTGGGCCGTCGACCGGTGAATCGACTGAGAAGTCGAAGAAGCCGGTTCCGTACCAGTAGACGTTCGGGGCGTTCGTGATGTCTGGGTACAGATAGAACTTGCGGGCGTCACCATCGACAGCGGCGGTGTAGGACTGTGCGGTCGCATCGTCGAAGTAGCCGGAGAAGCTGCCCTGAGCGTCAGGAAGGCCCGAAACATAGACCTTGTTTGTGTCGCCGAATGAGGTGACTTCAGCAGTGTCGACAGCGAACTCCGCTGACCACTGCTTGAGGAATGCGACGGATGAAGGATTCGCTGCTGACGTAGCGATTCCGAGGTAGAGGCGACCGTTACGGCCGTGGCGACGTGCCATTGGTTTCTCCTTGGGGAGTTGGTGGGGTCTGGGGTTCTCCGGTCACGTCGGGATGCTCGGGAGAGCTGCTACACATTCCAGCAGATGCCGGACATTATTGTCGAAAGTTCGGGTGGCGATTGCGTTTCGTGCCTCGAGTGCGACTGTTTGCCGTTCTGCCGGATGGTTCAGCCACCATCGTAGTTTCTCTCCGAACTCTTCGGGTGTTTCGAAGGTGGGCAACATGGAAAGAATCTGGTCGGATTCGGGGCGGGGTTCTCGGAGAAAGAAAGTTCCTGTGGCGGCGAGTTCCACTTCGCGTGGACCCATTGCCCAGCCTTGGTCATGGCCGGCGGCGCCTTCCTTGCGGTAAAGGTTCGCCGAGGTGTGGACTGAGGAATACAACTCGACTGTGTGTTCGTTGGGGAAACAGCCGGTTTGTTCGTGGATGAGGAACTGTTGGAGTGGTGACTGGTCGTCGAGTGCCTGCCAGTTTCCGGCGAAGGCGACGTCGATTCCGGTCCAGTCGACTTGTTCGAAGAAGTTGATTCGGGAGGGGAAGGCGGTTCCTACCCATCCGAAGTCGGCTCGGAGATCGTCGGAGACTGGGTGGCGGTAGTGGATTTCGGGGTCGTATGCCTGGGGGATGTACCAGGTGTTGGGTTGGGTTTGGCGGAATGTGTCGAGGTTGGTGGGGTCGTTGATGAATGCGGCGTCGGCCCTGGCGGCGATGGGCTGTTGTGAAGGATCCTCATACGGGGATTCTGTGAGGATGACTGCGATTCGGATTCCTCGAGATCGGATGATGTCGAAGGTTTCGGGTGGGACGAGGAAGGCGGAGGTGATGATGACGAGGTCGGGCCAGAAGTCGAAGCAGGTGGCGCGTAGTTGTTCGCCGACCATTCGGGCGGCGATGTGTCCTTTTTCTGTTTCGGGGACTTTGCCTCGGATGGCGTTTTCGGTGAAGGTGATTCGGTCGGAGAGGTTGAAGTTGTGGACTTCATTGCCGGAGCGTTTTAACGCTCGGAGCCATCCGTTGTGGACGTCTGCGACAGAGAATTCGGGGCCGGGTTCTACTGTGAGGATTCGCACTTAGCCGAGAACCTCGAGGTTCACTTCCACGCCAAGGTATTCGATGCCGCCGATGGTGAAGGTTCCTGGATTGTTCCAGGAGGTGACTCGGCAGGAATCGCAGGAACCATCGAGGGTGGGGTCGGCGTCGATGACATGGTAAATGGAATCGTTGCCTTGGCCCAAGAATTCGTCGAGGCGTTCCTGTCCGTGTTGGTCGTCTGCCCTGGTGAGCATGACCAAGACGCCATAGTTGACGAGCATTCCGTCAGTGTTGTCGGCGTCGTATTGTCCGGTCCCAAGTGAGACGACAGCTGCTGGCGGTTGAATCGTTGAGGGGATCCACTCGTAAATTCGGAGATTGTCGACGTTTTGGAGGGCGTCTCCAATGCCTGCTCTTACCGATGCGAGGTTCATCCGATGACCAGTCCTTGGCCGCCTGCACGTCGGTAGGGGGAGATCAGCATTTGGACGTCAGGGTCGAGGCGGGTGGAGACTCGGATGGCTCCGAATGCTTCGCCAGCTGCGAATCCTTCTGGGGTTTGCGCGCGTCGGTAGATGCGGGCGGCTTGGATGAGGCAGGCTTGGGCGATGGAGTCTGGGATTGCTGCCCAGCCCCATTTGGCGGTCACTTGGACTCGAGGGCGTCGGCCGGTGACGGGAAACAGTTTGGGGATGGTGGCGAGGATGCTGTTGTAGGGCTGGTTGGAGACTCCACCGATTTCGGCGTTCAAAGGTTCGAGGATGTATTCGTTGGTCGCCCAGGTCTGGTCGTAGGTGCCGTTGTCGCCTGTATCGGTTTTGATGATGAGGCCGACAGTGGTTGAGAAGTCGTCGACGACACATCGGATATGGGTGTCGGCGTAATAAACCCGAGGGGAGACTGAGGCGTCGAGGTAGAAGCGCCGGTTGGTGAAGGCGTCGATGGTTCGGGAGGCGACTTCGATGGCTGCTTCCATTTGGGCGTCTTCAGCGGTGCCGTAGTTCGCCGAGGGGAACAGGTAGGCCTTGAAGTCGTTGAGGGTGGTGTAGCCGTTGGTGATTGCCATTATTGGCTCCATTTGGTTCTGAGACGGGTGACGTTTTCGGCTACGGCTGACCACCGTTCCGAACCGGATTGTGACTCGAGGTGAGTGACGGTGGCGTGTGGATCGTAGACGTTACGGAATCCGGCGTCGACGGCTGCCAAGCATAGGTCGACGTCTTCATAGCCGTTCCAGTATCCCTCATCGAAGCCGCCGAGGCTGTGGAAGGTGTCTCGTTTGATGGAGAGACAGGCGCCGGTGATGGCGTCGACGTCGATGGGTTCTGAGGACCAGTCGATGGTGAGGTTCCATGCTTCGAGTCCTGGGGGCCGGTTGAAGTCGATGGCGACTCCGGCGGATTGGATTTGGCAGTCGGGGTAGATGAGTTTGGGGCCGACGATTCCGACGGTGGGGTCGTCGAGGTGGTTGGTGTGTGAGGTCCAGTTGGGGTGGACGATGGTGTCGTTGTTGAGGAAGATGAGGCGGTCGGCTGTCGCCCATTGTGCGCCTTGGTTGCAGGCGGCAGCGAAGCCGAGGTTGTGAGGGTTGTTGATGGTGGCGAGTTTTTCGGTTCCGTCGGTGGATCCGTTGTCGACAACAATGATTTCGTCGACAGGGTCGTGGCGGAAGATGGAGGCGAGACAGTTTTGGGTTAGTTCCAACCGGTTGTAGGTGGGGATGATGACAGCGATGGTCATGGCGCCGGGTCTTCTATGAGGCCGGTTTCTTCACAGAGTTTCCGCCAGGTGGCCCAGAGGTTTCGGTCGTCGAGTCCGCCGAGTTGCCGCCAGTGCGCCCCATAGGTGGGGTGGAGGTTGGTGGCATTGAAGGCGGCTGCTCCGTTGCGGGCTTTGGTGACCAGCTGCTCGAAGGACCGGTACTGGTAGTGGCGATAGTTGAGGGCGGCTGCTGGGATGCCGGGATGGTTAAAGACAAAATGATTTCCAAAGTCAATCCAAACGTCGGGGTGATAACGGAACGCTACTTTGCCCATTTTTTGGGGGGATTGGCGGCGATATCGGATTCGTTGGAATGGTGACGTTTCGGTGGGGTCGTCGTCGTCGGTCACGATGTGGTCCCAGCCGGTGGCGGTGTAGACGTCGGCGTCGGCTTGGTTGAAGAACTCTTTGAGGGTGCCGTCGGTCCAGTAGAAGTATTCGTCGGCGTCGAAGGGGAGGATCCAGTCGGCTCCGAATTGACTGTGTGCCATGTGGGCTAGGGCAGTCATTTTCTGGTCTTGGTAGTAGCCGACTTCGGGGTCTTCGATGACTGTGACTTTTCCGGTTCGGGTGAGGTTTTGGAGGAGGAATCCGGTGTTGTCGATGCTCATGTTGTCGGCGACGATGATGTGGTCGACGCCTTGGTCGAGGAGATGTTGGATTGTCCAGTCGACGATGTCTTCTTCGTCGCGAACCATGGTGATGGCGACGAGTGTCATTTGATTCTCCTGGCGGGTGTTCCGACCCATGTGGAGTTTGGTGGGAGTTCCTGTCTGGGGAGGACGACTGTTCCGGCGCCGATGGTTACTCGAGGGCCGAGGGTGGCGAGGTTGGAGATGACTGCTCCGGCTCCGATCTGACAGCCGGCGCCGATGGTGACGTCTCCACAGATTGTGGCTCCTGGTCCGATGGTGACGAAGTCGCCGATTTGCGCGCGTGTGATGAAGACGTTTCCGTTGATGTGGCTGTGTCGCCCTACACGGGTTTTCGGGCCGATGGTGGTGTGTGCGCCTATTACTACGCCCGGGTGGGCTTGTAGGGTCAAATGGAGGGCCGCTGAGGGATGGATGGCGATGGCGGCTTTGGCTGGGATGTCCATTTGTTCTCGGATTCGGCTGTCGTTGTGGCCGATCAAATATTCGTCGAAGAATTCGGCGTCGATACAGGGTCCGAGAATGTTGGGGCCGTCGACATGGTCGTCCAGATAGCCGACGAAGTTTTGGCCGGACGATTTGAGGATGGCGGCGATGTCTTGCCCATGACCACCGGCACAGAGGACAACCACTCTGTTCACAGTTTGTACGCCTTCGAACGTCTGACCCCAATGTGGAGGCAGCGTGGCTCGTCGTCAAGGTTGCCGAGATAGCCGAACCGGTAGCCGTCAGATTTGAGAGCTGCTGTCAGTTCGGCCTCGAGGTCGGCTGTGTATTTTGTGATCTCGACAGGGTAGAGGCAGGGGTTGAAGGTGAAGAGGTGGCGTTGGGAGATCCAGCCGGGACGTTGGGTGAATCGTTCGGGTCTGAGGTTGTAGATGCTGCCGGCTTGGCGTTCCTCAGGGGACCAGGGCTGGCGATGAAGTGCGATTTGTGCCAGTGACGGGTCGGCTTCCAAATATTCGACCATCCATGGAATGTCGACCGGTTCCGGAAACACAAAGTCGTCTTCGAGGTGGAATACAAAGTCGATGTCTTCGTTGAGATGGTCCCAGCCGGTTTGGATGGCACCGGCCAAACCTTTCCTGGGCAGGTTGCGGATGATGTCGAAGCCGTCAGGGGCGAAGCCGACTGATTCGCCTGAGTCGTCGACGAGGAGACGCTGGGAGAACGGATAGTTGAGGCATTCGCTGGCGGATTGGAGGGTTTGTTGCAGATAGTCCCAGCGGCCGTCAGTGATGACCATTAGAGCGATGTTCACTGGACAGTCATTCCCAGTTTTGCCCAGCGGCGCATGAAGGCGCCTTTGTCTCGGGCGAGTTGCTGCTGCATTTCCGGATCTTCCCAGTTTCCAGTCTTGGAGCCGCCTTCGATGTGTTCCACAGTCGTTTCGGTTGCCATGGCATACCAGGCGCCGGCCATGTCGATGGAGAGGACAAGGTCGTTGTCTCCAAACCACCATTTGCAATCTTCGGGGAAACGCCAGCCTTCTTGGAACCATTCAGACTTCACCATGAAAGCGAAGCCGGCAAGGCCGCCTGTGCCGTCGTAGCGGTCGGCACAGATTCCGTGGAGCTGCACAATCGGCTCCGCTGTTTCTCGGCCGTCATAGTTGGGGCAGATGGCGACCATGTGAGGGTCGGAACGTAACCCTGCCGCCAATGTTGAAATGAACTTGTCGCCGATGATGATGTCGTTGTTGAGGAAAGCGATGTTGGCTTTGTGGTGTCGGTTCATTGCCCAAGTGGCTCCGGCGTTCCACATTTCGTGGATCCCCATTCCAGAACAGTCCATGACCTTGGCGAAGGTTTGAGACCCCAGCCACTTCACTGTCTCAGGGTTGGAGCCGTTGTCGAGGACGAGGATGCCGTCGTGTTCGCCCTGGTCGTGGAGTTGGCGTAGAAGGGCCTTTGTCATTTTGAGTTGGTCTTTGACCGGGATGACGACAAAGTTTTTGGTTGGCACAAGTTCGGGTGGTACTTGCGGCCAGAAGTCCCGAGTTGTCAAGGTCCGCTTTTTGATGTGGCCGACTTCGATGGTGGTGTCGACGAAACAGGGGAATCCGACTGCCTGCGCGCGCAAACTGAACACATAGTCTTCGCCCATGATGTCGTGGACTTCTTCGCCTGTTTCCGGGTCGGTGTAGTCCCACTGGACATATTTGAACCAGGGCTGGGCGTCTTTGCGGTTGGCGTCCCAAATCTTTTGGAGGACGGTTCGGTGGAGGAGGACACATCCGGAGCCGACAGCGCCGACTTGCCAGTGTTGCTGGGGTGGGATTGTCGAATATTCGCGTGGGGTGGGCGGTTCGAGTGTTTCGAAGCCGATGCAGGCTGGGACGATCCGGTGATGTGGATTCCACTTTTCGGCCATGATGAGCGCCGACAAGATGGGGCGTTCGATTGGGTCAGCAGATTCCAGCATGACGTCGACGAGGTCGAAGCGGAAACGCTGGTCGGTGTCGATAAACAGCAGCCACTCGGCGTCACCCTCGAGGAAGGTTCGGACGACAGAGTTTCTCTGTTGCGGGAGGTTGGTTCCTGCCTGGGCGATCATCCAGCCGGC